TCTGCTGGTGACAATCCTCACACTCGCTGGGCTATGCCTAAAGGTGCTTCTAACTTTGATACTGTCAGTCCAGAGATGGATAAGTGGGAGACGGAGACTGGAGTTTGCTTGTTTTACAATGGTATGCGGAGTCCTAACTTTTCTGCACCAGCAAATGAACCATCTCCATTCCCGTTCTTGATGGATCGTAAAAAGCAGGAGATCATGCTCAAGCAGTGTTATGGTGACGAGAATGCAATTGACTATGTTCGTAACGCTATTGGCTGGTGGCCGAAATCGGGATTCGCCCAGACAATTCTAACCGCTGACTTGATTCGTAACGCTGATACCGACGAAGAACCGCTTTGGGATTCAGAAGGTTTCCACAAGGTTGCTGGATTCGATACCGCTTTTACGGTTGGTGGAGATAGGTGTGTGCTTACCATAGCTAAACTGGGTTACATTCGCGGGACTCGCAATCGTGTTATGTGGTTGGAGAAACAGAAGGTCATTCAGCTATCTGCCCGTGAAGCCGCTGAGTTTGAAGTTGGTCTAGCTAAGGAAGTAGTCGAGCTATGCCGGGCTTCTGGAGTTCAACCTACCAAATTTGGTATGGACGTATCTGGTGATGGCGGTCGAGTCGCTCAAGCTATCATACGCGAGTGGTTGAGATTTGATGCCAGTGGTCATTCTATCGCTCTTATTTCCTCTATGGGTAAACCTACTGACCGTATGGCAGCAGAGGTTGATAAACGCCCGTGTAAGGATGTTTATGATAGACTTGTCTCGGAATATTGGTACTCAGCCTATCACGGCTTTAAGAGTCGAGTGATCTACGGGGTTGGCGCAGCGTCTGAGTTGGCGCGAGAACTTTGTATCCGTAGGTATTTCATTAAATCCAAGAAGATTTCTGTAGAGACTAAAGATGACTACAAGGGACGCACTGGATACTCGCCCGATTTGGCAGATAGCTTTCTCTATTGCCTAGAAATGTCTCGTAGGTTTGGACTAGTTTTTATCGGAAACGATAAAGCTGTTCCCACTAACCGATTCTGGGCAAGAGAAGAAAAGCCAGTCGAATCCTTCTCAGATGATGATAGCTATTCATCTGATGAGAATGGTGACTGGTAATTAATCCAGAATGCCTTGAAGCTCTAGCGTGTTTGCCACTTCCTCTGGAATGACTATACGAACGAACTTACGTCCATCGTGGAAGCCTAGTGTTTCCATTGTCTTGATGTCCGCTTTCTTTACCCAGCATTGATTGAACTGCTGTTGGAAAAGAATCTTAGTTTGGTTCTCATCTTCATGGTAGCCCTCGCAGATGATCATTGAAACGAATGTATTATTTGAACTCATATATTAAATATCCTAATTCTCTTGCCCACGCAGGATTATCGTGGATTCTGGTGTGGCAATTTCTGCATACCGCCATAAAAGTTTGTTGTGAAGATAAGTTTTTTCCTCTTTTACTTTTGTGATGTATATCCGTTGCTTGCGCTCCACAGACTTCGCAATTTCCTTGAACTTTTTCAAAGTATTTCTTTCTTGCTTCAGAGTATTCTTTGTTAAGAACCTTACGCTTATCTGAAACAGGCTTTAACCTTGCCCCCGTTTTTTTGAAACCTTTTTTTCTACTAAGCATTGGTAGTAGTTTGTTAGCTCTTGAAGTCCGATGGTGGCCAACTCCAGTGACTCATACTCTGGTCTGAGGCTGTCTGGGAAAGGTTTTCCTCGCTCGTGCATTGGGCTGGGATTGCTGGCAGCGTAGGGACTGACTCGGACATAGTACTTGCCGTTTTCGATTTCGAGGAAGGTGTGCATAGTTCTATCACTTTATCTACTTGTTCTTTCTTCAGAATGCTCTTTGAATTTACTTCAATCTGGTTGATTAACGATCCAGTCACGCCAATGTTATCTCCAAGCTCCCTAACTGTCATGCCTAGCTTCTTGCGGGTTTCCCTAAGCTGATTGGCAAAGGTCTTGCGTCCAATGGAACGAATGTAGCGAGACTGCTCATAGGCAGTCATGCAGGATTCATATGCTTCGTATAATGGATGCTTCATTTCAAATAAAAATAAACCAATCCTATTGACAAGTCAACACTTTTTTGATAGTCTATTTACTTATGGATAACACTAACGAAAACAACGAACTAGATAAAGAAGCAGAACGTATGCTTGCCGCAGTCAGGCAAACAGTTCTAATTACAAATATGTCTCTAGCTGCTGCCCTTAATACCAGTTTCATTGCACAATATGAATCTGACCAAGGCATCTGCAACATGGCACTCAAACCCAACAATACTGCTGTTGTTGCAACTACCGCCGCAACTGGTCTGACAATCTACCAGTCTAACTTCTTCATCAAGGATGATTCTATCGGTGAGCAACGCTGCATCTACAAATGTGAGAACGAAGATGATGCTGATGAAATCTGGGACAAGATCAATCATCGTATACATCAGTGGTCACGGGATGAGATTAAGTCCGTAAACATAGAGTGACTATCGTTACCGATAAAAATATTGTAAAAAAGATTTGACAGTATCACTAGATGTAGTAGTGTCTGTCTTGTACGAGCAATCGTGCCTTCGGGGTAGGAGCCGGAGCAGAAGGAAATTAAATTAACAAACAAAATATATGATCCCTTGTGGTGGTTCGCACTCCTATGCGTCTGTTGCCGCTTTTCTTCGCCACTACAAGGGGTCGCCTTTTTTAAATGAGTAAATCAAATCTATTGATTGACGAAACACCCATCGTCTTTCAGCCAACATTGGCAAAATTAATCGGGCTGCATGAAGCTATCGTTCTTCAGACATTAAAGTTTTGGTGCGGTCAAAAACGATCTGGAAAAGTTGTAGATGATGAGCGTTGGATATTTAATACGGCTGAACAATGGCGTGAATTTTCTTTTCCTTTTTGGTCAACTAGAACAATCGGTGAGATATTTCGGACGCTTGAAAGCATGGGTTTGATTAAGTCAAAACAGTTCGATTTGCAGGCCGGAAAGGCCATGAAATACTACACAATTAGTAATGCAGCACTTACGATTTTGACTTCAGAAAAGGCAGACCATATGGAAGATTCTTCCACACCCATTTGGAAGATTCTTCCAGACCATTTGGAAGATTCTTCCCGTTCCGCGCGGGCGCGTCTAATTAAAGAATATACAGAGAATCAAACAGAGAATCAAAAACCCCTAACCCCTTTTCAAGGGGAAGAGGAAAATTCGGCAATGGCCTCACATTCCTCAGTTGAATCTACTCAACCAAATCTATTCCCGACTTACCCAAATGAAGGTCACACTTCGGGTTCGGCTAACGCCAAACTGAAATCTGCCGATGGCAAAGAAAAGCCCCCCCGTTGCGAAGCCCCCCCAGAAAATAATTTTCCAGCGGAATTAGATTCACCAGATTTTCGTGAAGTATGGGAAGAATATCTTCAGTTCAGAAAACAGAACAAATGGAAGACAGTCGAAATCTGGAGAGCAAAACTTTTTAAGAAGCTAGTCTCTTGGGGCAAGGAAGACGCAATAGCTTCTCTCAATGCGTCTATGGAGAGCGGGTATCAGGGGGTATTCCAACCTAAAGAAAAACAAACACAAAGTTACAATCCCTACAAACAATCCTTCTAATGAAAAAGACACCACTAATGAAAACAGTACCAATAGCAACCAAAAGCGAAGCGGCAGCGTTAGCTTTAATCGCAATAGACAGAAACATCCTCGCACAACAAACGTGGGATGTGGATTATTTCGCTATGCCGCCTCACAGGAAGGTTTTTACTGCCCTCCAAGGGGTTCACCAGCGGACAGGGGCTTGTTGCCCGTTTTCTGCCATTGCTGAGTTAGAAGCGACAGGCGAGATCGAGGCGGCGGGAGGAGAGAACGAAGTCCACGAGATTCTTTCTACCATGAAGATCGCTTCTGGGAAGGTTTGTCAGGATATGGCGGATGATTACCGAAAGCAGTTAGTCAGAAACAAAGGATACCGCGATGCCATCAAGGTTATCGAGGAAGAAGAACCAAATATTCGCGTAGGAAAGTCTGATTTGAAGAAATTATCGGAAACGATAATGAGATGTTCAGAGGATCGGGGAGTGAAAATCAAACCAGTCAAAGATATTATCTTGGAAATCATCGACGAGATGGAAGGTAAGGCCAAAGAAGAGTGCTTCACCACAGGAATGATTCGATTAGACAGAACTTTGAGGGGAGGGCTGCATCATGGAGAGCTTTTAACGGTAGCTTCAGAGACAGGTGGCGGTAAATCCATCTTCCTAGTGCAAGCAGCAGTAGCAAATCTGCTCAACAACAAGTCCGTTATCTTCTTTTCACTGGAAATGAACGCGAAAGACATCTTAACTCGTATGGCTTGCAACTTGGCTGGCTATCCGATCCGCGAAAGAGCAGAATATCTCAACGCAAACAAGGTAGAACTGGACGCAATCACCAATGCACTGACCAAATTACATGGTATGCCACTCCAAATCATAGATGCCATCAGTGATATTAACGATATTGAGGCCAATATTAACCGCTATGTGGGAGAAAACCGCGCAGATGTTGTTATCGTAGATTATCTCCAGATCGTATCAATTGAAGGTGTAGACAACCGCGAGAACGCTATCTCTGAGATCACAAGAAGGTTAAAAGTATCAGCATCCGTTAATAAACTCGTACTGCTAACAGCCTCCCAGTTAAATGATGAAGGAAGGTTACGAGAGAGCCGGGCGATTGGGATGCATAGTAATCAGATTATTTATGTTGAGCATCTGAAAACAAAGAGCCAAGTGACAGTTAAGAAGAACAGGCGCGGCCCCAAGGATTACAGGATAGATATTATCATGCACGGGGAGACTTCACGCATCGAGGAGGTATTCTAATGTCAACAGATAAAGCATACGAGAAGGCATCCAGATTCATGGATGCCGCACTTACTATATGGGAGTCACAAGACAAAGAAAGATATTGTATAGCTGAGAATTACTGGAACGAAGGAATGAAAATCTACAACGAACACTTTATTCAGAGAAATGTATTGACAGAGCTACAAGATATAGATACCTTGCTTCCATGAGAGAGACACCAGAAACAGATGAACTTAAGTGTTTATCACTCATCGAAGTGATGGCAATACCACAAGAAAGAAGGGAAATTGCTTTAGGAACATTGCGAGCTATTAAAGAGCGCGACGAGGCGCGGGAATCGTTAAAACACATTACCGAATACGGAACAGAGGAAATCAACGCTGCCGTTGAGCTTAGGCAGAAACTCGCTCAAGCTCTTGTCGAGTTGGATAATATGCAATACCAGCGTGACCTCGCCATGAAAGTAATTTCAAGACTAGAGAACGAGCGCGACGAGGCGCGGGAGAAACTTGAAAACGAAATAAAATGGCATCATCAAACTCATAAAGAGTTAGTTGAGGCTCAATGCAAGTTGTTAGATATAGAATATGATCAACTCAAGAGCTAAAGGAGCCAGAGGTGAAAGGATGTGGAGAGACGAACTCCGCGCTGAAGGTTACACGGCTGAACGTGGGCAACAACACGCAGGAGGACAAGACTCTCCAGACGTAGTATGCGAAGAAATGAAAGGTGTACTGCACTTTGAAGTAAAGTGCGTTCAGAATTTAAATTTAGATAAGGCTTGCGAACAGGCCGAGCGTGATGCTAATGGCATTGCGTGGGCAGTTGCTCACAAGAAAAATAACAAAGACTGGAAGGTTACAATCTCTGCCTCCACGTTCTTTAAACTATTAAGAGAAGGACTAGACGGACTATGAAAAAACCAACCGCTAAACAAGCAAAAGTAGCTAAGGTCATGGGTGAGTACAAACGTGGAACTCTCCACTCTGGTATCAACCCTAAAGGCCCAAAGAAAGCACCCCTAGCAAAGAGCAGGAAACAAGCCATTGCAATCGCACTAAGCGAAGCTGGCAAATCAAAGAAAAAATAATATGAAAAAACCAACAACTAAATCAAAAACGCACAAAATGCCAAATGGCAAAATGATGAAAAATTCCGCGCATGAGAAAATGCATGAGAAAATGGAATCTAAAGCCATGAAGAAAAAAGAAGCCAAGCGTGGATACAAATCCTAATATATGACACACAAAAGATGGTATTGGGACAAATGGCCCTACGGAAGATAATATGATAAAGAGATTCGCTAAAGTAGTAAAGAACCCAGCTACTGGCAGGACAAAGACTATCAAGTTTGGACAGGCTGGGAAGGCTAAGGATGGTGGTGATCGAATTCGCCCCGGCACAGCTAAAGGAGATGCTTATTGCGCTCGTTCAGCTAAGATCAAGGGAGATTGGAAGTCAGACCCCAATAGCCCAAATAACCTATCCCGTAAGAAGTGGAAGTGTAAGGGAAGCAAATCAACTAAATGAAGCGATGCCCTAAGTGTGGATCAAACTCTAGTGTCTGTGACTCAAGAGAAAAAGCAAACATGATAAAGAGAAGGCGCGACTGCACCAAGTTAGGGTGTAGAACAAACTGGACAACCTATGAAGTGGACTCTTCTTATATTAAACATATAGAAGACCTACATGAGAAGATTAAACAACTTAAAGAGTTTATGACAAGTATATGAGATTCCATATCTTAGGGCTTCCTCGTTTTATGTCTTGACTAAAACATAAAACGTGAAATCATACTTGAATGGAATATCGGTTATGGCGCAAATATTGTAAGAAATACATTTCATTGGTTAAATCTTCACATATTAAAAATGAGGAGTTGATGGAAAAACATCATATTTTCCCGCAAAGCATATTTGGAAAAAACAAAAAAGTTGTTTCGCTTACTCCTAGACAACATTTTGTGGCACATAAGTTGTTGCACAAGATTTTTCTTTTTAGAAATGGTGGAAATTCTACAAGGTGTTTTAAAATGGCAAAAGCATTTTGCTGGATGCAGACGAGGAATTGCGTTCAATTCAATTCTAGAAGATATGAGTTCTGCAAGAAAATGAGAAGTGAGTCAATGCGTGGAGAAAATAATCCGTGTAAAGACTCGCAATCATTTTCAGCAGAGCATAGGAGAAAAATTAGTGAAGCTCTTTTGAAAAATCATCCAATGAAGGGAAGGAAACATTCAGAAGAAACTAGAGCAAAATTGAGTAAGGCATTAATGGGAAGAGTGGTTATTCACTCCGAAGAAACAAAAAGAAAAATATCAGAAAAAAATAAAGGAAGAGAAATATCCGAAAAAACAAAACTAGCAGTTATTGAAAGTAATAAAAAAAGAAAAGGTTCTAAAAGAACAATTGAAACAAAAGAGAAAATGAGAAATGCACAAATAAATAAACCAAAAGTTAAGTGCCCTTATTGCAATACTATTGGACATTATGCAGCAATGGGCAGATGGCATTTTAATAATTGTAAATCAAAGTGAAACACCGATATCATATTTTAGGGCTTCCTCATACCGTCTCATCTAAAGAATTTAACGCCTGTGCTTATACACAAAAAGTAGTTAAATTCGGAAAGATGATGACGGAACGTGGGCATGAAGTCATCCACTACGGGCATGAAGACTCTAACTTGCAATGTACGGAACACGTCACTGTATTAACCAATGATGACTTTAAGAAATCTTATGGAAGCCATGACTGGCGTAAGACATTTTTTAAGTTTGATACTAACGACCATGCTTATCAAACCTTCTACAAAAACGCTATTGAAGAAGTAGATAAGAGAAAACAAAAAAATGACTTTATCCTCCCCTTCTGGGGATCGGGAGTCAGACCGATCTGTGACGCTAATCCAGACCTAATCTGTGTTGAACCGGGCATTGGTTATGCTGGTGGTCACTGGGCCAGATTTAAAGTATTTGAATCCTATGCTATCTACCACGCTTATGCTGGTATGCAAGGGGTAGGTAATTGTAGACAAGACTGGTATGAAGTTGTCATACCCAACTATTTTGATATTGATGATTTCGATTATAACGAGAAAAAAGAAGATTACTATCTTTACCTTGGTCGGGTATATTCTGGTAAAGGAGTTGAAATCGCTATTCAAGCGACTGAAATCTTAGGCAAAAAACTAGTTATAGCTGGGCAAAAAGAGGAAGGTTACAATCTCCCAGATCACGTTGAGTATGTAGGCTACGCAGATGTGAATAAAAGAAAGAAGTTAATGTCCAACGCAACAGCTTCCTTCATCCCTTCGATGTATGTAGAACCCTTCGGCGGAGTCCAAGTAGAGAACTTACTCTCTGGTACTCCAACTATAACGACAGACTGGGGCTGCTTCGCAGAAAACAACCCACACGGAATCACAGGATACCGATGCAGGACTATGGGAGACTTCATAGATGCCATGCACAACATTAAAAAGATCAGACCAGCGGACTGCCTAGCCTTCGGGAAGAACTTCACCTTAGATAAAGTAGCCCCAATGTACGAGAAGTACTTTAATGACATCCTAGACATCTACCAAGGTCGGGGATGGTACGCAGACGGAAACGGCCTTAACTCACTCTACAAATACTATCCATGAGTTTTGAATCAGAATACTGGGGAGACTGCTGTAATACTTACGACGAGGATCAGAAACACTATGTCTATGCCCAATACATGGGACTACATATCGTAGGGTATTCGTTCTCTATGTCAGGAAAGTCCGTAGTAGATATAGGGGGAGGGCCAACTTCCATGTTACTGAAAACAACTAACCTAGAAAAAGGATTGGTTGTTGATCCCCTAATGTATCCTCAATGGACTTACGCTAGGTACGAAGCTAAGAAAATAGATTGCTTAGTAATCCGAGGGGAAGATTTTATCGGTAACGATAAATTCGATGAAGCGTGGATTTACAATTGTCTCCAGCACACCGATGACCCAGAGCTAATAATCCAAAACGCAAAACGCGCAGCTAAGATAGTCAGACTCTTTGAATGGGTAGACATCCCACCACACGAAGGTCATCCCATAGAACTCACAAAAGAAAACCTAGACCAATGGTTAGGTAAGGAAGGTAGTACAACCCAACTAGCAAGATCGGGCTGCTACGGAAAAGCCTACTACAATATAGCATGAACTGGGACGAATACGCTATGTCTATAGCTGAGGTAGTAGCTAAGAAAAGCAAAGACCCGTGGAGACAAGTCGGCGCAGTCATCCTCAGAGAAGATAACTCCATAGCCTCAGTAGGGTACAACGGATTCCCCCAAGGTATCGAAGAAGACTGGTCAGACAGAGAAGAGAGAAGGAAGTACGTCATCCACGCAGAACAGAACGCCCTCAGATACACCCAACCCGGCGAAGGAAAGACACTCTGCTCCACCCTACTCCCCTGTACAGACTGCTTAAAGACCATAGTAGCCTATGGAATAAAGAGAGTCCTCTATAAAGACATCTACCAAACTGACCCCGCCGCCCTCCTAACAGCCCAGAAAATGGGAGTCACCTTAATCAAACAAAGTCGTATGCCTATTCCATAAAGTCGTATGCCTGCAAACAAAGTTTTACTATTCCAGCTACTGAGGAATCCTCGACAACTCTATGAAACATAATAAACTTAACCTAGAATCTAACGTAACACCAGATGACGCTAGAGTAGGCTACAAAACTCCAAGAAGGACAGACGAGATAAATAAAGCCTGTAACAAATTCCTAGAATCCCGTGGAGTAAGTACCTCCTTCTTCCAGAAAAATAAGAAATGTCCGACCAAACCCTAGCCCTACTTCTAGCTTGGGTAACAGTACTACTCTGCTTCTTCCTAGAGAACCGTTATCGTTAACCATATAGTCTATTGACAAAGGGAAACACCAGTCTTCCAAGCTGAAATGTCAGTTTTTGTAGTTTTTGGAGCCTACGTCAACGCTGAAGCCTTCGCCAGTTTGGGGTGTGCCGGTAGTCCCCCCATGCCGTCGGCCCTCCTATAAAGAAAGAGATTCCTTTAATCTGCCATGCCAATAAAAACCAGTGGACAAATAATCTGATTTGCCCTCGTAGAATTATCTGAAAACGATAAATGTTTTTATTGACTTTCTAGGGGTTTTATCCTATCTTTAAAGCATCGGGCAACGCATGAGTTGCAACGAAATCGATCTCTGACAGTTTAAATCTTATTTCTTTGCTTTGGTAATGTGCGGGCAATGTCCGAATAAATCGGAAGCTGAAACGAAAACAGCTTGTGAGTCTAATAATTAGACAAGCGCATGGTACGTACATACACCAAAGCAGATGAAAACTAAAACAGTAAAACAAGCGGTAAAATTAGCGGTAGTCAATGAGCCAGCGAATATAGATCAAATGTTCAAGCGAAATGCGCTTGGCTATTTGACGGCTAATCCATCATTCAAGGGAGAGGAAGTCGCCATAGAGGATTCGGTTGGATATGTCGTATCAAAGCTTGAAAGCGGCCAATCTGCCATCCGAGACGCGATCTTGTTTAGTGGGTGGGTTTTTAAGAATAAGCCCGAGGAAGAGGGGAAAGCTTTTGCTGATATGCTGAAAGATAGGTGGAGCGGAAGCACTTTGCCGAACATGATCAGTATCTCAAAGCAATTGGCAAAATTCGAGAGCAAGGGTCTCAGTATTGCGAACGTCCGCGATTTATACGGTCTGCGCGAATGTTCAAAGCTTCTCAAAGGTGATGACACTAGCAAACAAGCGGTCGCGCTATTGAACGAAGGGGAAAGCCCGCGCAAAGTGAAGGAAAAGTTGAGCCCAAAGCAAGAAAGCGAACCAAAGCAAGAATCACCCGTAGAAAGTGAATCGCTCGAAAATAAAGCGGCCATTCAAGAGCAGATAATTCTGACGGCGATTGAACGTTACGCGATTCTTGCCGACAATGAAGCCCGTTTGCGCCTAACACGCCAAATCGTCTCGAAGATGAGCCTAGGGAATTATATCTTAGGCCATACAGATGCGATTAAGGCAATTCATGATTTGAAAGCGAAGAAATAAGATGAAAGCATACCATTGGACGTTTATCGTCCGCCTGCTCATATTGATTGCAATATGTGAAGGCATTTTAATATTGATGTACAGCTAAGAAATCAGGCGATCCCTTCGGGGGTCGCCTTTTTTCGGCTCTTTTTTTTGGCTCAAATCCGCCCGGTTGATCTGCTCTTCCTCTTCACGCTTCCTCTTCCTCTTTCACGTTATCGGATACGATAATTCCCTCTTCCACTTCGACCTTGTTATATTGCGTGGCTACCACTTCCACCTCTTCCGCTCTTTGTGGCCCGGTAACGTGTAGAGAAATCATGGCATTTACGCTCATCGCCTTTCTGTCTCCTACGTTCTGGTCATCCAATCCTAGTGTTCGGCGTGATGTTTTGTCTAATTCTGCCAGCACTTCTAGTCTCTCTTTCTGGTCTTTTATGTTGCCTTGCTTTTTTCTGGCTACTATCTCGGCTCTTTCATCTGCCACTTCCTTGAGCATAAAGCGTAGATGTTGCTCTGTCTGCTCTTTCATAGCATCGATGATTGTTCGCTCTATAAGCCCCGTGGACTGGGTTCTAATGAGTTGACGCTGCTTTGACCATTGCCCTTTGATCATCACGTTTTTAACGTAGAATCTGGATAGCCCAGTAAACTCAGGCATTTTCACGATGTCCGCCACTTCATGGCCTTGGATGTATAACGATCTCACTTTATCCATGTCCCACTTCTTTCTGGCGTTCGGGGTTTTCTGTTTCATGGGCGAAAATTTAGGGTATCGTTCACGATAAATCAATAAAATTATTTTGATTTATTATCATTTATTTACACTAAACTATTGACAAAGGAGGGGTCTTGTGCTATACTATTAATAGTCGGGGAAGGTAGCGTCTTCCAATGACAATTGCTCATTTACCATTTTAGGTTTTCAGTTTCGGTTTTTCGTGGCCTTGTCGTTCGCTTTGGGCGGCAAGGTTAATGCGGCTTGGTTATCGTTTTACGATAATCAATCGGTGACAAGCCCGTAAAGCATAACGCAAACGCAGAGTCATAACACACGAAAACAAATGAACATAATCGAAGAAAGTGGAACAATTACAATCAATTCGCCCGTTCACGGCGCAAAGTTTGTATTTGCCAATCCAACCCAGCAGTTAGTATTCAAACGCCTCGTCGAGCGGCATGGAGAACCTCTGAACCTTTACAAAGGTTTTGGGAGTGACAATGTCGTGATGGTCGAGTTTCCTTGGTCAACAATCGGCATCGAGGAGGATGGCTACGCTCACTCATAATATGACTACTAAAGATATCGTTTCCGATAGTGGTAAGAAGTATGTCATCCCAGTCATGTCCGATGAAGAGATGAAAGATGTGATGTTCGGCATGGGATGTCGAGGATGGTGTCTCACTTGTGGCGAGGAAGTTGATGGCGTTGAACCTGACGCTCGTCGTTACCTCTGTGAGGCTTGTGATAACAAAACCGTCTATGGGTATGAGGAGCTTCTCATCATGGGCTTACTAATCATCAAATGAACATTCCATACGACATCAAGGTAACACTCCATGTTGCTACCTTAAAATCCATCAAGGAATTCTGGCTATTACGCCACAACCCTTACTTCAGAAAGCGGATTCGTTCCTACATCGAAGCCCTACGCTACCTGCGTAGTTAGCCACTCTGCTCTGTTATCGTTTACGATAGCAGGGCAGCAGGCTGATTACAACCAATCAGCGAAAACACGAAACAAATGAATACTACAACTACAACACTTCCTCTTTTGAGTGAAGTAATCGCAAGACCATCAGCATTCGACTCTCTCGATAATTACCTCGGAGATGTTCCAACAAACGAGTGGCACAAAGTTCTTACTCGCTCCCGCGATTCTGATTTACTTACAGAATCTAATTGGGAATGCGCATTGCAGCGGCTCGGTGGCGAAAGTAATGATGTTAAAATTCATCGCTTTGGTCATTGGGCTTGTGGATGGTGGGAAGCTCTTGCTGTCCGCGCTGGCACTCCATCTTATGATGAAGCTGTCAAAATAGTCGATGAACTTGATGACTATCCTTGTCTTGATGAGTCTGACTATTCAGACAAGCAATCGGAAGAAGCTCAACGCATCTGGTCTGATTGCTTTAATACAAAAGAGCGCATCAAATATATCAGAGAAAACAAAGAGCAATTTGACTTCTCAAATTTTGCTCATCTGCGCGAATGCGTCCGTGGAGATTTCTTCTGCGGATGGGATTCTGAATTGATAGGTTAATTCAGACACTCTGCCGATTATCGTAAACGATAGTCGGTAGCAGTCTGACATACAACCATGTCGGAAAACACGAAATGTATATTATACACGAAACCAACGACATTGTGGTCATAGCCACAAGAGCAAGCAAAAACATCAAGACAGGCAAGTCTATCCAGATTTGGATTATGGATGCTCGTATGCATCCTACCGAATCTCGGAAAGGTGCTGACGCAGACAATCAATGCAATGGATGCGAGTTTGCATCCAAGCAGGGGTGTTATGTAAATGACAATCCTCTCGGTTCAATCTGGAGAGCATACAAGCGCGGCTCATATGAATACCTTCATATGGGTACACGCGAGTGGCATGACTTCTTCTCTGTGCCTTACGTTAGGTTCGGGGCTTATGGCAATCCATCTCATCTCCCACTTGAGATGATCCATAGCATCACTAGCCTAGCCCGTAGGATTACAGGCTACTTCCATGATTGGCATCAGATGCCAGTTGATCTAGCCAAGTCCTATGGACGTTACTTCATGGCATCTACCAATACTCACAATGTGGAGTATGCCAAGAACCTCGGTCTTCGCACATTCACTGTCAGCGAGAAACCTCTCGTTAACGATATTGAATGTTTAGCAGATGCCAAGGGTCTTCAATGCTCTGAATGCGGCTTGTGTGATGGTAACAATCGCCGCTCTTCTCTTCCTTCAGTCTGGATTAACCCTCATGGTTACCAACTCAAGAAAGCTAAGGAGGCTATCGTGTGAGTAGAGATACAATTATCTTCGTAGGGTTTATTCTCATATTCCAAATCACTATAATTCTATCTTATTTATGCTTGAAGTAACCAAGTCGAAGGCGCGAAAGCTCTTCGATGCTATCCCCAAGAAGTCAATCGGCGTATGTCGCGCCATCACTCCCAAGAAGTCTATCGTCACAATCATTACCAAGAAGGACAAGCAAGTCATCCGGGTATGTGACGGCAGATTCTATGCGTAGTCAGACACTCTGGTGTTATCGTTTTACGATAACGCCAGCAGTCTGCTTACATAGTGTAAGTGGAAAAACACGAAACAATAAATAGAAAGAAAATATATGAATATCTATAAAATAGAAATAGTTCCAATTCCAGAAAATCCTAACTATGTAGAAGTTTATAGTGTGGAAGCTCGTTCTTGGGAAGAAGCGTCAGCAATAGTTGATAAAAAAATTGCTGATGATAAGCGTGAAGCCTTAGAACCCGCAGGATATGGTGCTGATGGAGAACTCCATTGGTAATAAATGTTTAATTCAAAACAACAAACCAATAGAATAACATGACAAGAGAACAATACATACTAGATAGAGTCTATGATGAAAATGACTCCATAGATGTCGAAGAAGCTACTATCGAGATGCTCAATCAAACATATAACTTAACCCCTTTAGGTGGCCCGTTCACCTATATGCTAGCTGGGGTTGTTCTAAAGGAGTATGATGATGCTGCCTTTCGCGAGGAAGTAAACAACTATCAAGATGCAATGATCCGTGATGGTAGTTGGATCGAATACGGTCAAGCCTGTTGGCTTCCAGAAGCCAAGAAGCTCATCGACTATATCACCTCATCCATCAAGGATGTTGACCCCTTCCAAGTGACAGGTGTCGAGCATCCCGGATGGTATTACCATGATGATATGGCTATGGCTCAAGGCCCGTTTGACTCAGCAGAAGATTGCTACAATCACGCTTGTCCGTAACCAGACACTCTCCTCATTATCGTTTTACGATAGTGGGGAGCAGTCTGATTACATGGTGTAATCGGTAAAACACGAAACATAAAATATGATAACAGACCAACAAAATATAAGAACCGCAGTAAAAGAAGCCAAAGAGAAGCATCTTGCCCATCTTCAATCGGAGCAGGGAATAGAAAGAACTAGAATAGAACAGAGAGAGGTTCGTGATGGGCTTGCCCGTTGCGGATTGGTATGCCTAGTCGAAAGGCTAAAGGTAGTTTTTGAGGATTCTCACAAGCTATCCAAGTTGGGCATCACTATAACTCATCGCCATGATGCTAGTGATCCAGATGGCATTACCATGTTCAATGGAAACATCTATGGCACTCATCACCATTACATTGATATTCGGCATAGTCAGGGGTTCGGTGCAGTTGGAACTATTCGTGTTTACTCTTCATGCGAACCAAACATGAGAGTATTCTACGGATCAGAGGTTTTTGATAAATCTCGCGAGAGTAAAGTTTTGAATGGCATTATTGAAGGGTTATGCAGGGGTACAGATGGCGAGAAGCTAGTTGTCATTACAAACCCTAATGTAATTGTACTTTCCCACGTCAAAGTGATGGGCGAGTTACTTGCAAAAGCAGAGTTGTAACCAGACACTCCAGTCATTATCGGAAACGATAGTGGCTGGCAGTCTGGTAGCATAGTGCTACTGGAGAAACCAAAACATAATGAACACCATAATAGAACCACAGCAGTTTGAGCTTTATGCTCTTCTAAAACTCAAGTCAGCACTCAAATTAGAGTGTGCTGGCATGAAGCATAGCAAAGGACATACCGCCTATGGAATAGCAAAGAGCAGCTTTGGATTCAAAGGAAACAAACAATCAGTTCTCAAACAACTGATTGCTTACATCAATAATAAATACAATACTGATATAGTCAAATGAGCTACACCGAAAAGAACCAAGCAACGTGCCTTCCACCAGAGGCATACATCCGACTCTGGCAAACCTCTTCCAAGTCACAAGAGATGCCAAAGTTCAAGTCAACTGTCTATCCTAAAAAAAACATTAAATCCATCCCATTCAAGAAATGAAAATATTAGCAAACCAAGTTTGGCAACTGATCGACCTTGCTGAAGGCCCGGATTGTCCCTTATACGCATCACGCAAAGATCACCGCGAAGCAACCCTCAAAGTAATGTTTGACTCAGGATGCTTCGATGAGGCCAGAAACCTTGTGGAAGACTTCGGAGATTATTTCGGCGAACAAACCACTCCTCGCCAAGTCATCGAATGGATTGCCGAAAGATTGGTTAGTTTGCCAATGCAATGGGAGGATGACAACGAATTGGAGGAAGTTATATGAGAACCTATAACATACATGAACAGAAACCCATCTACTCCAAAGAAGCCGTGCAGAAATGCATAGAATCTTCCAATAGATCAGGAAACAAAATCTCCAAGAAAGAATCAAAGCTCATCCATGCTTTACTAAAGGGAAGACATGAATCTTAAAGCATTACTAGATTCCGTTGAGTTCTCGCAGCCAATGTCCACTTCAACCAAACGTGGCCCTCGTCTTCTTCGGAAGGCGAGTGTCACGCAGGAGTTCTGGGATATTTACCGCGAGGATCGTGATGATTACAAACAAGCAATGGGTGACCTCGGCCTCCAGCTTTCCAAGTTCAGAGATGCTTGGGAGTTAGCTTGGTGGTCTAGGGAAGACCTATCGTTTCCGATAATCCCTTCCGCTGAGAAACAACCTGAACCAGAGATTAAGTATGATCTTCCTGCTCTGGTATACCCAGAAAAGTTGTTTGAGTACCAACTCACTTCAGTTCAGTTGGCTCTTCGTTCCATGCTCAAGTATAATCGCGCCTTACTTGGTCATGGGACTGGGATGGGCAAGACAGCTATTGCTCTTGCAGTTGCGCGGGAACGGGGCAGGAAGGTAGCTGTTATCTGTCCTAAGCCGATCACTACCGATTGGCATAGGATGGCGAAATACTTCGGCGTTGAAACCTACGAAGTTTGCGGATGGGAGTGGGCGAAGACAGGCAAGAGTAAGATTGGCAAATGGACAGATGACAAGAAGAAGCATTTCCAGTTCACTCTTCCACCAGATACCGATCTTATCATTGATGAGGTTCACCGTGCCAAGGCACAAGGTAATACCCAGAATGCTTTCATGCTTCGGGATTGCGTTGTGCAGAACGTACCCACGATTGCTCTTTCTGCGACAATGGCAGATGATCCCACAAAGATGTGGGCAATCGGTCAGTTCTTAGGTCTGCATCAAGGTGGCAAAGACTACTTCCGCTTCCTCAATGGTTGCGGATGCGTCCAGACCCAGTTCGGTATGCAGTTCAGAGGTGGCAATAAGGTTCTCAAGAACCTTCATGGTCTGATCTTCCCCGACAAGGGTAATCGGCTCAAGCCCTCTGATGTAGGTGATGCATTCCCAGAGACGCTCATCCAAGCCAGAGCATTCGATATGGATACCGCCAGAGAGATAGCGAAAGAGTACGAAGACGTGATGGTCAGAGTAGAACAGATTCGTATGCAAGAGAACGCTGCCTCTTCTATGGGTGCAGTACTAGCAGAGATGACCCGCGCCCGTCAGAAGATCGAACTCTTCAAAGCACCAGCAGTATGTGCTATGGTCAAGGATTTGATTGAGGAAGGGAATAGCGTGTTCATTGCAGTCAACTTCACCGAAACCCTCAAGTTCATGCAAGATCAGTTGAAGACTACTTGTGCGATTCATGGAGGTCAGAGTGACCTCATCCGACGAGGGAATATCGATTCTTTCCAAGGTGATCGATCACGGGTGATGATTGGGATCATCCAAGCCTGTCGTGAAGGATTAAACCTCCACGATGTAACTGGTCAGCATTCTAGAGTTGCTCTGATCATGCCTACCTATTCGGTCTTTGATCTCAAGCAAGTTCTAGGTAGGGTACACCGGGCTGGAGGTAAGTCTAAGTCAATCCAGTACCTCATCTACGCCGCTGGTGTAGACATCGAGGAGTCAGTCTGTAGTTCGCTCGATGCCAAGCTCAAGCGGATGGATACCCTCATGGATGGGGAGATAGATGGTTCGATATCCGTAGCACCGAAAGTCTAAAGCAATAAGCCCACAAGGAGTAAAATCCCTGTGGGCTTTTTTGTTTCTATCGTTTCCGATAATTAGGTGATGATACGAGGAGCTTCTTCTTCCTTCTCTTCAGTATCGAAACGCTTGCGGAACTGACTCTCTTTGTAGTAGAGGAAGCCAAGCTCCAAGTATTTGATACACTCAAACCCTTCACCCTTGCGGGATTCCGATTTGATCACCATCATCGCTGCTGTGTGCAGGAGGCTGGCGAAGGCGTGGACTCGTTCGTTTAGTTTTTCATCCTCACACTTGATGAAGCTGAATGCCTCAAGAATTGTTTTAGATGTTTCGTTTTGTTGGTTTTTTTCTGACATAAATTAATCTTTCGGTTTGAATCCGTAGGGCCAGTTCGGGTTTTCTTTCTCCCAGCGTTTCAGTTTCTCTTGCCCGTCTTGTTCTTTGCGTTCTTCCTTGTCTCTCCAGTATTGCTCTGGATCGTTTTCGTAATCTCGTTTCATTATTGTTCCTTCGCGAATTTGACCCACTCACCTTGTGCCGCATCGAACCATGACATATCTTGTCTGTCGATGAGGAAGTGGTGAGCTTCTAGTTTCTTTGGCACTGAGCGTTTGACTTCAGAGTTTCCGTAGTTGCCTACGTTCAAGACCAGATACCGATGTGGCAGGACAGACTTATCATCCTTACCTTGCTCGTTCCTGACCCTGTTCCTGACTTCAGTAGAGGATAGCCCTTCCACCTTGGCTACCTCCAGCATGGCTTGTTGCTTCTTAGCGTTGGTCTTGGCATCACCGAAGTTGGCATTACCAATCTCACGATAGACCGTGAAGGGTAGACTCGCGTCCCTCTTCGCCGCAGGGAATGCCCTGCAAGCCCTAGCGTACCCAGAGACGGTGCTGTAGCTCTTCTTGAAGTTAGCACAGAGTTGGTTGATCACGTCATCGTGACCAGCATTCTCTAGTGCTACAACGGAATCACCTACGATCCATTGCGCTCCGCTTTCGAGGGTCAGACCAAAGGCAAATGCTGCCACCCAGTCTTTCATCTCTACCTTACCACGGGGGACGCACTGCGTCATTCCTGCGCCGATGTCGAACTTCTTGGTGAAGGAGGACAACTCTAGCCCATCCTTGACGCTTTCAATCAACGCTAGGGATTCGTTGACTGGTTCTTCAACAGGGCTATTGGCTACGTTAATCCGTTCCTCTTCCAGTTCAAGGGCCATGTCCCAGTCAGCGGACATCTTCTCATACATTTCTAACATTTCATCTGGTGTACCATCATCGAGGTACTCGTTCTTCTGGAGCTTGGCCCATGCCTTCTTAATGTGGGTTTCGGTGATGGCAAAGCCGGGCCATTCGGTCTTAACAAACTCTGCCATTTGGCGGAGGTAGGTTGCTACTGGTACAAGAATTCCTTCTTGCGTTGGGCTGAATAGTTCTAGTTCTTTTTTCATTAGTGTTGTTTAGGTTGTGTTCTGGGAGGAACCGAGGGGGATTAGTATGGGATATCGTCAGTTTCTACTGGCGCATCGAGGTCGAGGTCAGCGGCGGCTTGCTCAACACACTTAGCGAATGGAGTATTGAACCCCTTCTCCAAGTAGAACTCATAGAGTTTAGTCAATGCTGGCTTGCCGATCTCTGCCAACTTCTTGCCCTTCTGTGTTCCACTAGGAACGATGGCAGATGCCCAGTCAGCAGGGTCAACTTTTGGTGGTTCTACCTTTACTGGTTCTGCCTTCTCAGACTTGAACGCAATCCCCTTGCGGTTGGCTTCGATGAAGACCGATGAGACATATGCTCGTAGGGTTTCTTCGTCTTCCACTCCCTTGTAGGCATGGCGGACGAGCGAATCTACATACTTATGTAGCTCAACGATCTTATCCAATGCTTCCACAGGATTATCGGTAACGATACTCTTGGGTGAAACTCTGACTGGTTCATCACTCGCTCCATCGTACTCCACCCTAGCGGATGCAGATACTTTGATCACCTCGTTATGGACTGACTGACCTTCCTTGTTCTTGTAGTTCTCCTCCTCGAAAGTAACTCCGTTCAACCCATGCTTACCACGGGTTGAGGATAGGGTTACTGTCCTGCCTTTAGCGGACTCTGGCTGGGTGTTCTTCCAGAATGCCAGCTTGTAGTTCTTACCATCCACTTCGATCTCACCGTTCTGGATGGTGTATGGGCCGAAGTTGCCTTCGTGTTGTTTCTCTGGGAACAACTTTGTGATTGTTCCTGTGACTTTTTTGATGATGTCTTTGGGTTCAAGACCCTCTAGTTGGTTACTCATTAGTTTTGTAGTTTGCTTGGTAGTAATGGCAGAAGGGAGCGACTGAGCAATAACGCTCACATCGCATATCTCCACCGTTTCGTTTCTCTATCGAGTGGTTAACTCCGTAGGTAGGTAGAAGGTTCTCTGCCTCTTCCTTGGACTCACACACTTTTGCTGCTCTCTTGTTGCCGTTTTTCTTGATGGCATAGGTATCTGGTTTTGCCCAGCGTTCCTTGGGATCACAAGCTGGGATGTGATCATCTGCCATTGCCGCCGCTGCCTGATGCATCTTGATGCGCTCAGTAGCGTAGCGGATACACTCGCCGTTATCCCATAGTGGAATGTCAACGATGTGAACTGCACACTGAGGATACTCTTTGTCAAACTCAGCCTTACTCGCTTGCCAGTCCCGAAGGATAGCTACGATCTGACCTTTCTTGACTTCGTATCCGTACTCTCGCCAGAGCATAGCATTCAGATTGATCTGCGCTTCCCACTCTTGCTTGGTTCCAAGTAAGAACGAGAAGACCGATGTAACCTTGAAGTCTGAGATGGTATGGTTCTCTGTCTCGTAGAGATCAGTCTGACCAGTTATTGTATAGTCATTGATCTCCATGTAGAGACGCTTCTCTGTCATCTCAGTCTCGCCGCCAGCCAGTTCGACTACCTTGTGTACGGACTGACCTAACAATGCCCACACTCTGTCTGCTGCGTCTTCTGTGATAGACTCAGAATGTCTCTTCTTGAGTTGGTTGATTTTCGGTGGGCCGATTAAGGAAGTTACCGATATGTCTGCTCTCCTTGTGCCGGGCGTGTAACCATCATGTGACAATGCTCTGAACATTGGGGCTGGTAGCCCATGATTATTAGTGATGGTCATTTGAGGCACTGAGTCAGCAGTTCGGCTACGCCGCGAAGGTGATCTCCCTGATTCACTACTGCCTTTGCATTCGGGAGCTTGCCGAGGTCGAACTTTCCGTCCGATGCTGATGCTGAAATCAAACGGAGATAAATCTCACGCTTGAGTGCGAAATCTATTGTTGTATTCGCTTCTGTTTTGCATTCTGTTTTTACTTCTGTTTCTTGTGTTGGTGTTGGTTTATCTTTCATTAGTTTTTTGTGGACGGAGGTTGTTCCGATCACAAGATAGATACTATCATTTCACCGATAATCGTCAACATATATTTATAGTAAATGTGAAAATATTTTTATCGGAAACGATAAAAGAAGAAGCGCACCCCAGATTTCTCCAAGGTGCGCCACTAATGAATGAACACGAATGAAAACAACAATCAGCAAGCCGACTGCTATTGATAGACTACATCAGTAATTCTGATAGTCAATCACTATAATTTTTTAATCTGCATTACCCTTTTTGCATTACCGCGAATAGCCGAGAATGAATTAGCTACATATTTCTGTGCAGTCTCCGTATCCATTTGATTTAGGATTTCCTCATTCCTAATTATAAATTCTTTCATACTTGGCCCAGCGGAAGCAATGAACTCACGTTGCTCTGCTTTAGTCATTGGAGTCTTATCTCTCCAACTCATAGATTGACTCCAGTTAGGTGGTGTAATTCCGTTTCTGTACAATATCTCAAATGCTTGGTCTGGTTTTTCTGTAGATGTGATACGTCCCACCAATGAGAATGCACGGCGAGTAAACCCATTCTCTTGCATGATTGAATTGTACCTAGCTGGATCACCGAAGTAATTCAAATCCTTATCTAAGAATGCCGATGAGCCGGGGAATTCTTTCAGCATATTTGTGATGTAAAGATCACCCTCCAATCTCTCATCCACCATTAGCTTTTGAATATCACGGGCAACGCCGGGGACTAGCATACGGGATATAATGTTCCTTGCGATCCCCGCGCCAGCTTTGGGCAAATCCCTAGCTTCCTTGAGTTCGATCAAGTCAGATATACCAGTTAAGAAGGATTGATCTAGTGCCGCAACAAATCCAATAGACACAGGAGATGCCAGTAATTTGAATACAGCCTCACTAACGTCACCGATTCCTTTTTCACCAGTCTTTTTTTTGAAAGCATCTGCTTCCTCTTTCATCATCTGACCCCATGATAATGGAATAACCAGAGGGGTGAAGAGGTAAGAGACATATGTGTTTCCAAATCTTATTGAATATTTAGTCCCACCATTCTCTGACCAGATCTTATTCTGCTCTGGGTCTTTTGGCCCTTGAGAATAGAACTGAACGAATGGTCGTTCCTTATCTTGATCTTCATCATCTCCACCAGCTATTGCGGCAATGATAAATGGAACCGCTGATGCAGCTAGACCGATAGCTGATTTGATAGCTAGATCAGCAGCCTTTTCTTCCCTTCCTTTAATGAATGGATTCTTCTCTGTTCCGGGACGCAACTTGATTTTTCCTTTAAGGAGTGGGGATAATTCCACTGCCCTCATTAACCTAAACTGGCTAACGAGCGGAGCGTAGTTCAAGTTTTCATTCAATACGTTAGCGCACACGTTTGTGAATGGAATGAATAATCTAGTAACTGGATATGCATCTAGCATCTTGTTTGCAAAACTAGCAATCAGTCCAACTAAACCTTCTGATTTCTGGCTATACATTACCTCAAGTGAATCTTGCTCTGCAAACTCCCTCTTCTTAGCTCCTAGTCTTTGGTTTGCTAGAATCTCATTTGCTCTAATGATGATCTCTTTCTTCTTTTCTTTTGCAGAAGATTTAGATGCTTGAAGTTCAACCTCGGCTTGTCTGAATGCCGCATCGTATTGCTCTTGAGAAAATTCTTCTGCACCCAAAGATGCTGCCCTGACTTCATAAGCAACCTCTCTCATGTATGCATCAGTAGCCCTCATCATCCTCATCATTCCTCGTGGAGACATGGTATTAAGAAGAGCGTTTAATGCTGGAGTTTGTACCCCATCAGCACCGAATGTAATGAGATTATAGACTAACTTAGGTACGTTCTCTGGAGTGGCATTCTCAAATAGATTTCCTTTAGGATAGATCATCATCTTCTCATCTTGTAATCCAGATGGATTAAGCCCAGTCTGCATGACGTATAAGAATGAGTTAGTTGCTGGTGATTGCTTTCCTGATACCGCTCTTGCTAGTCCGCGAATCATTGGCCCAAGGGATTTTCCTTTTGTGTAGATTGCCCATGTCGCAATGTTACCCATCAGATTGAATGAACTTCCAAGTACGTTCATAGCTTGAGTTCCTGTCTGGGAAAGAAGCGAGAAGTACCAGTAACTAGAAAGGTAATCGGTTGTCGTGAAGACTCCCTTCTCTAACATATACCTTCCCATCTTCTGCTCTTCTATGCCTCGCAGCACACCTTCTGGTAGTGCAGATATTCTATCTCCCCACTCGCGTAGAGTCTGAACCATATCTGGGCTGTACTCTAGGTAGCCCTTATCAAAGTTATGAGTCTGACGAAATGCCTCGTAGACTTTCATATCATCTAGCTGACCCATGTTTGCTAGTTCAATCAAGCGTTTTAATACTGTACGCTGAGTTCCTTTGGGTTTGATATTGTTATCACTTAGAGTTTTCGTAACACGGGCGATAGCTTGCTTTAAGTTCTCACTTTGCTGTGCAGCCACCGCTTTATTGATCTCATCTTCGATTGTCTTACTAAGTTCGTTTGAGGTTTTCTCATCAAACCCTAGTTCAGTAATGATAAGTTCATTGAGCTTATCGATAAAGTTTCTTTGATCGGAAGCAGCTAATCTAGTTAGACCTTTTAATGTCTTAGCTATTTTGAACTGACCATCTGTAGTCGATAACTCTTTCATCTTGTCTTTGATGATTTGCCCCCCAGTGATCTTGCCTGTCTCCTCATCTACTACGAATCCAAGTTTCTTTTCTAGAACCTTCCTTGTCTCTTCGTTCAGATAGTTGTCTACATCAGCGGTGAATTTATCTACCATCTCAGCGGTTGCCCCCATCGATTGCAGTTCAAATCGCATATGAGTCTTGACGCTTTCTTGGGCGGCGTTTCTCTGACTGCCGATATATTGGAATAGCTCTGCGAACTTATAGTCTAAAGCATCAGCAGAGTCTTTGATGGCTTGCTGGCGCATCGACTCACTCCACTCTCTATTAGAAAGCATATCGAAAAGGTCTTTGTAGTCTGCATTGAATTCAGCGTCACTCTGGTACTCTTGTCGGATAGAGTTCCTTACCTCATCCATGAACTGCTTGTAGGTTTTATCGTTTCCGATAACCATCCCAACTTGTTCTAAGAACTTACCTTCGCGTTTAGCAACTTGCTTTTTCTCTTTAGGTTTACCTTCTTGCTCTTGCTTTCTCGTCTCCTCTTCCTGTGCTGTTTGTTTAGCAACACTTGAGATAGCTTTATAAATCTTTTTGTAGGTAGAGTCAGTATTAGAACTGCCTTTCTTTGTTCCGATTGACAAGATAGCTTTAGCTGTCTCATCAATGATCATGTTAGCAAACTTCTCAGTTTTATCATCAAAGGTACTAGCACTGAATGCTAATAGGATTTTCTTGGTTTCGATTGTTTTCTTCCCAGAGATAGCTTTGCGGATTGAATCCCTAGCTTTCTCTGGATTCTTAATCGCCATCTTCTGTAGAGAAGCCAACTTACTAATAACCTTTGAGAGACTTGCTACATTATCAACGGCCTTCCTTCTGTCTCCTCTGGCATAGGAAGCGATATCATTCATATCCCCTCCGATTTTAGACCAGAGATTACCAATAGATTTTTGGACGTTAGACTTGTAGTTAGCTACTGCCATCCCGTAGCCGCCTGTCTGACGAAGTGTCTTTGCAAAGTTAAGAGTTTGTCCAGCAGCTTGCATTAGTTTAACTACCGCCTTTGTTAAACCAAACTCGATTGCTGGCATACTCAATGCAATCCTTGATCTCTCTTCAAAAGAAGCATCAGAGTCCATGATCATCTGCCTGTACGTTGGAGCAACCGTATTAAGTAGTGGTATTATGTTAGCCAACTCCTTTTGACTTAATCCATAAGTAACTACTGGATCACCATTTATATCTCTCAATGAAAGGTTAGATATGATATCAAAGAAAGATGCATCTGGATTTCCCTTCAGTACCTTATTGAATGCATTCAGTGCTTCAGTGTGGGCAGATGTAGTATACAAGTTCACCGCTTTCGAGAAAGGAGATACTAAAGACTTAGCATACGTCTTCCCTTTAAGAGTTGTCCTAGATACATAAGGTCTACCACTCTTATCTTCCATTGGCTTGAGATCATTGATCAAACCCTCAATGTCATTGATGATTTGCTGGGTAATCTTCTTCTCGATCTTGACTGATCTTGCGGATGGTTGTGGCGTTGCCCCTGCACTCGCTTCGATTGCTGGAGTTATCGTTTCCGATAATTTAGAATTGATCTCGTCTATTGCTTGCTGACCAAACCTCCAGTTCTTTCCAACTTTTACCGCCGCTATCTCTCCACGTTGAGCGGCGGCAAGAATTTTTTCTTGAGGAACTCCAGTCTCTTGGCTTGCTTCTTCGATAGTTCTGACTTTGTTTTTATCAACTTCCGCAGCTTGCTCAGTGACTGGTGCAGCTTCCTCTGCTACCTTCACTTCACCTTTAGATTGTGCAGCAGAATAATCTTTAAACTCGTAGTTAGCCTCACCCTTCACGATACCATACTCATCTAAGATGGTATTCATCGCGTTCAACATCTTCTCTACTTCTCTTGTAGAAGTTCCTTTTCCAAGGTAGCGAGCGATTGAGTTACGGAGTAATTGGAGGGCATTGAGGATTGAGTTTTTCCATGCCCTAATTATTCCCTTGTCTTGATCGGAAAATGCTTCTTGCTCTGCTTTTCTGATAGCATTCAAGTCTTCTGTGATCTGCCCTGTCCTTATTCTCTGGGCAACGATTCGCAAGAATTCTTGAGAGAAGGTAAGGTCATCGAGGAGTTTTGTTTTATCGTTTAAATATGCATTTGAAACTCTCGGTAACGCATTAGGGTTCGTGCGATTTATTTCTTTTGCTATATCTAATAGCCTTTTTTCAATATGTTTTTGTTCTGTGAGTTTAGGTTTCTTGAGAGATTTATACTCATCTTGAAGTATTTGGAAAACAGAAAGGTGGAGCATCTCCTCTTCCAGTTTCTTGGCTGCCGCCCGTGACTCTTGATCCAGTGCAGCGTCTCTACTTGCCGCTCGTTGCTCACCTTGGATTGATATTCCTGCCAATTGATTGATGTCTGGAACTACAAGGTACTTTTGTCCTTTAACGAATACGGCTTTGTATGTGCCTGTGTCGGCGGCTACTTGCTTGCGCCCAGTTAGCTTGCCGAATTCCTCGCTTGTAATGACTTTGGTGTTCGTTCCAGCTAAGAACCCTGCATTGTTTGCAATGCCCGTTCTGATGGCGTTCTTGAGCTTCTGCGTCCCCTTATTGAAAGCTGGTAATGCGCTTATTACTTTGTCTGTAGCAGACATGAATGCTTGGAGGACTGGGCGGTCTGGATAGAAGGTTCCGAATGGTGATCTGCGCCCAGACTCTGGTAGACCCATCTCACGGGTTGGAGTTGTGCCTTGTGGTTCGACCCCTTGTTCGATTGCTGTTAGTTCAGCTATCTTATTCTGCTCTGCGAAAATTTGTGTGTTTACCCTATCAATGCCGGCCTTATCATTCTCATCCAAAGCGTCGAACTCTGTGTTGAGTTCTTCAATCTTTGCCTTGGCTTCTTCGATAGTAGTGGAGGGTGTTGCAGTTGCTGCGACATTAAGTTTTCGAGATGCCGCAAATTCTGCTGGTGTTTGGGATGTCCATTGCGTTCCATCATATGAAAAAACTTCAACATTATTTTCACTGACAGCTTGCCCTTTAGTTCCAGTTGGAACATTTTCTTTTTTAGCGCGAATAATAATCTCGCCTTTTCCATACGCCGCATTTGGAGCGTCTTGGTTAAATTCACTAAACATTTTTTGGTTAACTTGTCCGCGAGGTTTTTTAGCTTTCCCAATAAGCCTTGGGTCTGTGACCATGTATCCCTCTTGAACAATGCTGCCAACTTCTCCCTCACTAACGCTTCGATAAGCAAATCCATCTTCAAGTGTAAGACCACCCTCTCTACGAAGACCAACCATCTTACCGATTGAATTAGTAAGTTCTGGATCAATTTGCTTTCCAGTTTTTGTGACTGGTGGTTTTATCGTTAACGATAATCCTTCAACCTCTTTGTTTACGGCATCTAGGTCTGTTTTCTTTTTATCCAATGCAGCTTGCGCGTCGATCCTCTCTTGTGATCCTTCTGCCATTGTAGCCAATGCTTCTTCATCCATCCCAATCTCTTCACTAAGAGATTCGATCTTGTTATCAAGCTCCATCCGTTTGGATGCAGCTATGCTTACAGCAGGAATTTCTTGATCATTACCAGTTATCTTTTGGTATTGAAGCTGTAGATCAGTTAATGTTTTCTGCCTATCGGATATATCAAAGCGAAGTTTCTGCGCTCTAGGATCGTTTGGCTCCATTGCATCCAAGTCTGATCTAAGGTTCTCGATGGCATCTTGATTCCTTGTTATCTCAGTTGATAATGCCATTGCGGCAGGGTTATCACTTGGAGTCTCTAAATCTCTAGCGGCTTGTTCAGCAGCTTCATCTATTTTTATCTCTGCCTTCCTCTCTGGATTCATTGATTCAAATCCGCCAAGTACGCCGCCCATTGCAAACCCAGCAGCACCACCCATAGCTGCCCGTGATACTGCTCCTTCATATGTTGGAACATCATAACCAAGTCTTTGTAATGCCAAGTTTGATGCAACTTGTTCTTGTCCTTCTTGAGGAACTTCAATCGGCCCTTCTGTAAGTGCGCCTTTTATTATTCCCTTAATAATTCCATCATTTACAGGCTTCCCTTGCTTAGTCAACACACGGGTCAAGATAGCGTCAGCACCTGTAATTGCATCTACTGCAAGCAACCCTCCACCGATAAGCATTTGATCTAGGTTTCCACCTCCATAGGATTGTGCCTTGGTTGCAATGGGATCAATCTGATCTTCTGGTACACCTTTTTCGCGGAGGTAATCTGTTGTGGCAGTATAGATATCACCCTTGATCAAGCCTACCCCTTGAGCAAATCCAATGGCAGCTTGCGTTCCAATGATACCAGCTTTAGTGAACTGAGCCGCTTTTCCTAGTACACCAGCGGCAAGTTGGGGAACCATATACCCAACGCTTTGTGCTGACATTTCTAGTGGTGCTTTAGAGAATGCCTCAAGACCAGCGATTACTTTATCGTAGACTCCTTTGTCTTCTGCATCTTTTAGAATCCTAGCGATCTCTTTAGAGTCTTGCTTTGATTCAGCGGACACTAGTCCACCAACCCATTCTTCATATCCAGCTAATTCTTTTGATACCGCATTGTCTGCCCCAAACAAATCAGCAAAACTCTTCACTGATCCAATCGCACCCTCAGCTACTTTAATAGGGATGTCTGCGGCTTGCCTTAGTACACCAGATGGTTCTGGTTCTGGTTCTTGTGGGATTGGTGTATTTGTTAAGACTGATGTAATCTGATCAAGTGAATATCCTGATTTATGTGCATCAATGACTTGAGGTTCTTGATTTGATAATACATTTAAGATTTGCTCATCTGTATATCCTGCATCTCTAGCCTTAGATAGATCATCGAACGAAAAGTTCATCGTATTGTTTTACACAAACTACTATTTAGTTCAAGCTATCTTTTTATTTGCTTAATTGAGATTTTAGTTTCTCAAGTTCTTTTTTAGCGTTTACATAATCAGTAGCAAGAACACGAGCATCTGGACGCTTTTCTCCGCGTTTTGCAATTCCTTCTAAAACTCTTATTTTTGTTTCAAGATTTACAATATCATTTTCTAATTGTTTTTTAGATGATTGCTTTTGATTTTCTGTAACTAGAGATTTCTGTTTTACTATTTGTTCGTAGAATGGATTATCTTGTTGTATAGTCTCTTCTGATTCAGATGTTGGCTGTTTTGGTGTCTGCGTTGTTTGTTTTGGTTGCCCAAATTGCGCATTCATTGTAGCCATGAAGTCTTGAGGTTTTCCTTCTGCCGATTTTTTAGATGGTTGATCAACACGAATGAACCTAGCTTTGTTTGTTTGCGCAACAGCAGTTTGATTTCTAAGCATCTGGAGATTCTTAAACTGATCGTCTGTAAGACGGATCTTCCCGCCATCTGCACCTTGCACAGATGCTAGATTTTCTTTAACTTGCTTTATATTTGGATCAATAATTACTTCTTCTTTTGTTGGTGATCTATTTTCTTGAGTTAAATCAACTTTAAGAATATCTCCACTAGCATTATCAATTAGACTTCTTAGCTTAGGATCAGAACTTACAGCTATACTTGCGCTTTGCCAATCTTGAAGCCACTTCATTGCAGCCTGAGCTTCTGGTTTGTTCTGCGCTTCTGGTTTAATGTGATATGACCATTCACCTTTTGCGCTTTGTGATCTTCCAGATTCAATCCACTTCTCGTATTCTTTTGGCATCTCAACAGCAACAACACCGGGAACGCCGATTGTTGTAACTGGATTTACAGGGAAGAATGATTTATCTTTAGATGGTTGATTTACAAAGTCAGTAGCTTTCTTTTGATCTGGAAATAAGATGGATTGATTATCCATCACAGTTGCTCTCTCAACAGAATCAAGTTTATCAAATCTATTTGAGAACTTGAAATAGTTTTCTAGCATTGCCTTTGGTGGCTTAAATTGCTCTTGCGGTTGCGCTGGTTGTGGTTGCGCTGGTTGCGCTTGTACTGGCCCTTGAGCTAGTGGTTGCATTTCAGATGGAGTATCCCAAACTG